GGCGTGACGATCCCCGCCGGCACCCTGGTCACTGCATTGACTGCCTCCGGCCTGGCCGTCACCGCCGGCACCGCCAGCGCGGGCATTGCCCTGGGCGTGGCCGTGGACACGGTCGTCGGCGACGGCGTCAAGCGCGTCGAGCTGGAATGTGCCGAGGCCTTCCACTTCGCCAACTCCACCAGTACCGACGCTATCGGCGTCGGTGACATCGGTGCCACCTGCTACATCGTGGACAACCAGACCGTGGCCAAGACCGACAGCTCCGGGACCCGCAAGGCCGCCGGCCGCGTCTTCGACGTGGACGCTCAGGGCGTCTGGGTCGTCGTCGGCTGATCCATCCGCTCTGCCGGGTCAGCTGGCAAGGCAACTCCTTTCACTGCACAAGGGCAGACAGCATGATCATCAACAAAGCCAACCTGAGCGCGCTGTTCGTGGCGTTCAATGCCGCCTTCCAGGGCGGCTTGGGGCAGGCCCAGAGCCTGTACGCCAGCATCGCCACCGTGGTGCCCAGCACCACCGGCACCGAGGAATACGGCTGGCTGGGGACCTTCCCCGGAATGCGTGAGTGGCTGGGCGACCGCGTCGTCAACGGCGTGCAGACCCACGGCTACTCGATCAAGAACAAGTCCTTCGAGAGCACGGTGGGCGTGCCGCGTGAGGCGATCGATGACGACAACGTCGGTATCTACACCCCGATGATGACCGAGCTGGGCCGCGGTGCCGGCGCGCACCCGGACGAGCTGGTCTTCGGTGCGCTGGCTGCCGGCAACAGCACCAAGTGCTACGACGGCCAGTACTTCTTTGACACCGACCACCCGGTGATCAAGCCCGACGGCACCACCGAAAGCCAGAGCAACTGGGAAGACAACAGCGGCTCCGGCACGCCCTGGTACCTGCTGGACTGCAGCCGCGCACTGAAGCCGCTGATCTTCCAGGAGCGCAAGAAGCCCAACTTCGTCGCCAAGACGGACGAAACCGACGACAACGTTTTCCACCGCAAGGAATACGTCTACGGCGTGGACAGCCGCTGCAACGTCGGCTTTGGCTTCTGGCAGCTGGGCTACGGCAGCCGCAAGGACCTGACCGAAGACAACCTGGCCGCCGCCCTGGCCGCGATGGCCAGCCGCACTGGTGACCACGGCAAGAAGCTGGGTATCAAGGCCACCCACCTGGTCGTGCCGGCCTCGCTGGAGCACAAGGCCCGCAAGCTGGTCAACGCATCCACCCTGGCCAATGGTGCCGACAACGTCCTCAAGGGCGTGGTCGAGGTGGTGGTCAGCCCCTGGCTGTAAGGGGGTGGGCAGTTTGCCCCCCTCCTTTTGAATGACATCCCCGTCCCATGCGGCCGGGGGTGCCTGGCACTGGAACCTTCCCAAAGGACTTCCCGATGATCCGTATCAAATGCAAGGGCGCCAGCTTCCGCCGCGCCGGCATCCAGTTCACCCACGCAGGGGTGGACATCGACCCGAACACCCTGGACGAAGCCCAGCTGCAGGCGCTGATGGACGAGCCGGAGCTGGAGGTCGTCATTCCCCCGGCGGCCAATGACGATGCCCCGCCGGCCGGCGACGGCCAGCAGGCCGGTACCGAAGACGGCGGCAAGGCCCCGAAAGCAACCAAGCAGGCCACCAAGAAGGCCGCTGGCAAGAAGGCGGGCCAGTAATGAGCTACATCACCCCCGCGCAGCTGGCCGATATGCCCGGTGCCCTGGAGCTGGCGGAACTCACCAGCGAGCGCAGCATCCGGCCAGTGGCCACGCCACTGATGGATGCCACGCTGCGCGGGGGTGATCGTGACGCTTTCCCGCCTGCAGACGTGGCCCGGGCGGATGTGTGCCTGGCACGGATCAACGCGGCGATCGCCGACACCACGGCGGTGATCAACGGCTACCTGGCCAGGCGCTACTCCCTGCCGCTGGGCAGCACCCCGGGCCTGCTGGTGGCCTGGGCCCGCGCCATCGTCCGCTACCGGCTCCACGGCGACCGCATCAGCTCCGAAGGCACCGACCCGGTGGTACGCGACTACCGTGATGCCCTGCGACAGCTGGAGCATGTGGCCGCCGGCAAGTTCTCCCTGGGCGTCGACGACCCCACCACCGGCACTGCCGGTGGGCTGGGGGATTTCGTGATCCACGGCGGTGACAAGCAGTTTGGCCGGAGTGAACGCGGCGGGAGGGGCTTCTGATGCTGGGCCCGTTTCCGGTCAGCGAGGTTATTACCCGGCTGCAGGAGCAGGCCGGCCAGAGCCTGCACCAGGTGGGCGGTGCCGCTGACCTTGTCACCGCATTGGCGCAGGAACCGCGCGTGGACTGCGCCGCTTTTGTGACCATCGCCGAGCGCGGGCGCGAGATCCAGACATCCGGCAGCGTGGCCCGCGCCAATGTGGATGTGACCATCCGCGTGGTGCTGTTCGTCCGCCATGCCGGCAGTGCCGCCGATGGCTTCGGTGCAAGGGCCGAGATGGACAAAACAGTCCTGCCGGCTGTGCGTGGCGCCCTGTTCGGCTGGTCCCCGTCCGATGCGTTCGACTCCCTGCAGTTCCAGGCAAGCCGCGACGAAAGCTACAAGGCCGGCTGGCTGGTAACGCAGGAGATCTACACGACCAACTACGCCATGCAGCAGGTGAAACCATGAAACGCCCCCCGACCCCGACCACTGGAGGTAACTGGCGCGTCATCGACGGCCAGCTTGTGGAAGAGCTGCCCGGCCCCCCGGTGGATGCGCTGCCGGTTGAGCGCCTGGGCGGCCCTGGCATTGCGGTGCCTCCAGCAGATGCCCCCAACACCCCCGAATCCACGCCGCCGGCATCCCGCCAGCGCGGCGGCAAGAAAACCGACAAGGAGTAATCAGCATGGCCCAGCCCAATCTGGAGCAGTTCAAAAAGCGCGGCCTGGCCTTGGCCCTGCGCACCGTTGCCGGCACCCCGGTCACCCCGACGGCAGCCCTCAATGGCGTGCTGCTGTTCAACGGCAGTTCCGGCACCGAGATCGACAAGATCGAACGCCCGGTCGATCGGCCGTTCATGACTGGCCAGCCCTTCGCTGTGGGCGGCAAGCGCGCCTTCATTGAGGGTGAGTTCGAGCTGTACCCGCCGGCAACGCCGGGGGCGGCCAGCACGTCCGATGCCGATTGTGGCGTACTGCTGTTGCCGGCCGGCTTCACTGCCGTCAAGGATTCGGTGGGCAAGACCACCCGTTACAACCCGATCAGCTCCAACATCGCCATTTCCGATGCGAAGTGGTGGCATGCAGGCCTGCTCAAGAGCGTGGCGGCTGCCCGGCACAACCTGACCGGGCTGACCAAGGCCATCGGCGAGCGCTTCAAGGGCAACATCCGCATCCAGGGCGACTACACCACCGTTGCCGAGGACGCGCTGCCGACGATCACCGTGCCGCAGACTGTGCCGGTGGTGGCCCGCCATGACAACACCACGGCCAAGATCAGCGTAGGTGGTGGCGCAGATCTGGTGGTGTGGGCCAAGAGCCTGGCCTGTGACATCGGCAATACCATCGCCGAGAAGGAATACACCTCCCACAAGGAGACCGGGATCAGCGACCGCGCGCCGACCTGGACCCTGCGCCTGGCCAAAACCGCCCTGGCTGACTTCAACCCCTGGGCCGTGCGCGATGCCGCCACCGTGTTCGAGGTGGCCATGCGTACCACCCTGGCCAGCGGCCTCTACGATGAGCTGGGCATCCGGGGGCAGATCGAAACCGTCAATGAAGTGGACATCGACGGCGACTACGGCTGGGAACTGAGCGGCCCGTGCGTGGCCAGCGACAGCGGCGGTGATGAGCTGTATATCGAGTTCGGCGACAGCAGCCCGTAACCGGCCAAGCCAGTAACACCCTCAGCCCCCGCCCTGTGCGGGGGTTGTTGTTTTGCACCAGCGGAAGTTAATCCCGAACCGCGCGCGCGCGTGGGCAAAGTGGTCGCGTCCGGGCAGTTACCGGCCTTCTAACCACCTTCCCAAAGGGTTCAACCATGCTTCGACTGACCAAAACCAACACCATCGCGCTGGCCGTAAAGCTGCGCCTGCCGACCGACAACCCCAGCACGTTCAACGAGGGCACCATCACCGCCCAGGTGGTGATCCTGAGCAAGGATGCGCTGCGTGACCTGGCCGATGCTGAAACCACCGATTTCCAGTACATCGAACAGCTGGTGAAGAGCGTGGACGGCTTGGGCGATGCCGATGGCAACCCGATTTCCGGCGATGCCGCGCTGGCCGAGCTGAAGAACGGCCCGTGGAGCTCGTTCCTGCAGTCGGCAGTGTTGCAGGCCTACTTCGAACAGTTTGGCGAGGCCCGGGTAAAAAACTCCAAGCCGTCGCGCGGGCGCTGATTGGGAAGGGTCCACGCGCTGACATCGGGGGAGGCGAGCTCTCTCCCGTTGACCCTGATGTCAGTGCGCTGGATTTCCTGCGTGGTGGTGGTGATGAACCAGCCGGTGGCGATGTGGATGTACCGGTGCTGGAAGAGAACTGGCAGGCGGTTTCTGTATTCCGCCGCTGCCGCCCAAGCTGGATCACCGGCATGCACGCCCCCGTTTACGACGGCATTGCAGCGGTGGAGATCGACGCCGCCGCCCGTTTGTACTGCATCCCTACTGCCGATTACCCCGACCTGCTGTTTGCCCTGGACGTGTTGATCACCGAGACCCGGCTGGCGCGCAGTTCCTCACACTGAGGCCGCACTGTGACTGACCAAACCGTAACCCTGCGATTGCAAGCCACCAATAACGGGCTGCTGCCGCCTGTGCGGGAAGCCGACAAGGCTGTCCGGGGGCTTGGGCAATCCAGCGCCGATGCCGGCCGGCAATCGGCTGCAAGTGCTGCCGGGGTAGCGCGACTGGGGGATGCCGCCGATGGCACCGCGCGCCGCGCCAACGCAATGGCCGGCGCGCTCAATGCGGCCAAGACTGCGATCGGGGCCTATGCCAGCGTGCAGGTCCTGTCGGGCATGGTTCGCATGTCCGACGAGTACGCCAACATCACTGGCCGCCTGAAGTTGGCCACCGCCAGCCAGGTGGAGTTTGAAGCCGCCCAGGCGGCAACCTATGCGATCAGCCAACGTACCTCCACCAGCCTGGAGAGCACGGCCAGCCTCTATGCCCGTCTGGCCCAGAACACCGCCGAATACGGGGTCACCCAGCAGCGCCAGCTGGCGCTCACCGAAACCATCAACCGAACGTTCGCGGTGTCCGGCACCAGTGCCGTGGCTGCTGCCAACACGATTACCCAGTTCACCCAGGCGCTGGCCGGTGGGGTTCTGCGCGCGGAAGAGTTCAACAGCGTGGTGGAGAACTCCCCTCGACTGGCCAAGGCGCTGGCCGATGGTCTGGGCGTTGGCATGGGCGAGCTGCGCAAGCAAGTGAACGATGGCCAGGTGACCGTGGAACGCATGATCGCTGCCCTGGAAAGCCAGGCCGACGTCATTGAGCGTGAGTTTTTGACCATTCCATTGACCATTGAACGGGCAATGGAGCAGCTGCGGAATAGCGTGCTGCTTACCGTCGGCCAGATGTCCGAACAGTTTGGCGTGGGCAATGGCATCGCCGCCGCTGTATCCGTGCTGGCCAATAACATGGAGTTGCTAGCCAACGCCTTGGGCATTGTGGCTGTGGCCTATGCCAGCAAGCTGGTCACCGGGATGGGCGCCGCTGCGCTCGCCAAGGCCCAGGCCATCCTGCAGACCCGCCAGCTGGCGCTTGTGGAGCTGGAGGCAGCCCGTACTGCCGAGGCCGCTGCAGCCGCGCGGCTGGCCAATGCCCGGGCAGGGATGGCTGGTGCTGCCG